GAGCGATCTCCTCTGCGGTCAGAGGGTTCATGTGGTGCACGAGGAGCCGACTGTGGATCTCAAAGCCCTCGATGCCGAGATCGCAGCCGTTGTAGCGGACGATTACCTCGTCACGGAGCAACTTCCACTCTCTGGATCGGTAGAAACCTTGGTTGATGTACCGATCGAAGCCGAACGTGGAGTGGCCGACGGTTCCTGGCAGCGAAAGGTAGTGGAAGCGCTCTTCGAACGTCTCCAGTCGCCTTAGCTGGCGATATGACCTAGTAATCGCCTTCATCGCCATCGTCCACCACCTGTCCAGCGTACGAACGCATCGCGTTGAGGGCTGTGGTGTAGAGCTCCTCTACTCTGGCGGCAGAAGCGATCTGCTCAGTCCTGGATCGGAGGAGTTCGTTCTCTTTCTGAAGCTTCTCCTGCTCTAGACGCTCTCGAGAAGTGCCTAGCCGCAGAAAATGCGTGACTACCTGTGCGGACGCGGTCCCTTCGCGGAGTTGCTTCTCAGCAAGGTCCACGGCGAGGGAAATCATCTGGTTCTCCCGAGCGTCGAGGGTTGTGGCAGGCCTGCGGCGCCGAGGAGTCGAATCCTCTGCTGACTTACGTGCTGCAGCCATGGTCACTCCCTTCGAGAGTCGAACTGCTACTGGGTTGCGTAGATGAAGAGCGTCGCGAGGATGATGTAGAACGAAAGAACCCACCAAAGGATCCTCGAAGTTCGCTCGAGCTTGTCGAGACGACCCAGAATCTCGTCGTGGGGCACTGGCTTCGGAAGTTGTGCTGACATTGCTCTCACCTTCTCTTGGTATCCCCGTGGTTGGTACCTAGTTCCGGAGGGTTTAGAAGTAGGATTGCTCCACCTTTTGGGACCCTCGGGGCATTTTTTGGGAGGCAGCCGATGCAGAGGGGGGGAGTCTTTCGCGACCCCCTCCCCCCCACACCGAACTGTGTCGAGTTCGATCAGATTTCTGTTTGCATTGTGCTGTGATGCGAAGCCGCGATGCTTGATCACTATCCACATTTGCTATGTTCTGATCAACTCTATTCAGTTGTTATTTAGTTGTACCGATCATGTGCTTCCCCACACACAATCAGCTCTTGACCACCTTTCGGTAGACACCAGCAACGTTCTCGCGAACGATCTCGTCAATGGCATCTTCGATGGCAAGCTCTTGATCTTCATCAGACAATTCATCTGATGTGATGACGATCCTTGCAAGGAACGAAAGAGTGTAGTAGCCACTGCTCTCGTCCCACTGGCGCCACTCATTGAAGTGAGTGAAGGGATCGAAAGGATTGTCGATCGTAGTAAGCATGGACTGCATGATCTAGATCCCTTCTACCCAAGCTCAGACTTGAGTGTGGTAAGGCCTACACCTAGAGCCTCTGCTACCTCTGCCTGCGTGTAGCCCTGCTTGAGCATGGCTTCTGCACGAGACTTCTTAGCATTGGTCATGACCTTGTCCACCTTAGGGGTGGCGAGCTTCTTGACATGCTCAAGGTCGGTGTTGGACAGGATGGATGTGAGTTTGGCGTTGCTGACAGCACCCGCTTGAATGGCATCCCACTCAGAAGGACTGATCTCAACAAGCTCTTTCTTGGCCCCAGTACGAAGCCTTGCCTTGGTCATCTCTTGAAACTTGAGCTTCTTGAGAGTCGCATCGTCCATGTCGGGCATGGCACGCCGCTTTGCGGAGATGGCGGCATTTGCAAGGATCTGGGCTTGCCTTTCGAGGGGGGCGTTCTTGAGAGCGATGTTCAACTTGCTGTTGAGGGAGGCCACTTCTTTTGCGTAGTGGGTGGCTGCACTAGGCGAATAGGGGATCGTCTTGGTAGTGACCGATTCCTTTCTTGCCTGGTTGGCCAGTGCCTTCAGCTTGTTGCTGTGCTCTGCATACACCTTCTCAATGGGCTGTCCTGAAGAGAGGGTGTGCGCATCGGTGGTCTCAGCCAGCTTCTTGGAGCGCTGCATCACCGTAGTGACGTTGCCCTTGGCATCAGTGCGGGTACGACCAGTCGGTGTGTATATTTTCTGCCCTGTGGCAGGGTCGACTGTGAAGTTCTGCTTCCGCTCTGCGACATCCTGCCTGGCACTGGCCCTAGAAATCAGGGTCGATGCGCCAAGACTCGTCTTTCCTGGAGTCGACTGATATTTGAGCTTGAGCTGCTTGATGCCGTTGTCGATTGCTGACTGCTTGTAGTTGAGGTGATGCTTCTCTGCGTCAATGACGACCATGGAGTGTCGAACGGCTCGAGCGAGCTCGACATTTGAGGCTCCGCGAATCGTCATATCCGTGATGAGGTTGGAGACATCACCCATCTCGAATCCCTTGGTTCTGGCCGACATGGGCTTCATGCCCTCATAGGCCTTGTACTGAGTCTTGGGATCGAAATCCTTCAGCCCAGCAAGGGTGTTCGAAGTCTTGACCTTCCCGTGATCGTTGGGAATGACAAGCACGGTGTCGCCATCGAAGTCTGCACCCGACAGCTTCTCAGCTACCTTGTGATGGATCCCAACAGCATCCTTCGCATTTCCGAGAGCTGCCTTAGCCGCAGGGTTGCGGTTGTTGACAGTGAGCTCAGGAATCTCGAATGTTCCACCGTGCGGGTGGCGTACCAGCACAACGCGCTGACCATTTCGATAGTTCGGCGCATAGATCTCGTTCTCCTTCACACTGTCGAACGGAAGGATCACGTGGTTTGCAGTCTTGGGCAGACCTGCTGCCTTCAGGTGCACTGCTGCCGAGTCGATGCTTTCAGCGTGAGCATCCAGCAACCGCTTACGAACGGCGGGGTTGGTCAGTGATGCGATCTCGTCAAGCTCGTTCTTCTTGCGCTCGTAAGTCATGTCGAGCTGCGACTTGGCGAGCGAAGGACTCTGCTTGGACAGGAACTGCGAGGACAGGTTACGAGACCACTGGTCCCATGCACCTTCCTCGTTGACGATGTTCATGACACCATGCTGACGGTCGATGATGGCTCCGAAGGGGTTCTCGGGATCCTCACCCATCTTCTTCATGGCATCGTGCTTCTTACCGGTGTCACTCTTGTTCGTGTGGAACTCGAGATCAACTCCCTTGGGCAGGTCATCCTTGTACATGGCCATGCCCTTGAGGTAGTGCGTTCCGTCTACCGCAATACGTACTTGCGCATAACGTGAACCGCCCAGTGAGACATCGTCGACTCCCGGACGAACATAGACCACGCCGTCAGCATGAGAGCCTCCCTGTTCTGCGTACTTGATCGCTACCCTCTTGGAGGATATGGACACGGGCGGGTGGATGCCGCCGTAGTTGTCGCCGCCGTCTTCGGTGAAGTCGGTGACCTGCTTGATCTCGCCACGCCTCTTGAAGACCTCGGAATATGGAACATCCGGCTTCGTGAGGACCTGGACCGTAGTCTGGTGACCCGTGCCCAACTGCTCCACCTTGACGTAGTGGACCTTGTAGCCCTCTTCCTTGAGGATGGCGATCGAGGTGTTCAGCTTGCCTCGGGTGATGCCGATGTGTCTCTCTACACCGACGCCAACGTCGACGAACTCCTTCTCGGCTACCTGCTTGCGCAGCATATCCGCAGTGTTGTGGAGCTGATCCACCTTGTTCTTCTGGCTAGGGGCGAGAAGAGAACGAACCGAGGACTCGTTGATCCCCATCTCCTTGCCGATGGCCACGTTCGACATGCCGGTGTCCTTGAGGCGCTGTGCCTGCGTGATATCGGCATTCTTGATCTGGTTGATCGCGATGGTCTTCTGAGCACGAAGCTGCGTGGTGGAGTACTTGTCGTCTCCAGTGGAGATACCGATACCCCGCGCAATCTCGGGCTCACTCAGACCCTGCTTGCGGAGTCCCTCGACGTAGCCAAGGAAGCTCCTGTTGTTCGCAGTCTCGTCTCCGCCAGAACCCCACGGGTATCGCCCAGACTTGCGGGGCGTGCCGTAGTGGGCGAAGCTGTCTTCGTCGAACGTGCTCACTGCTCCGCCGCCCTTCTGATGACCTCGATGCGCTTGTCGAATGTGACGATCCGATCCATGATGTGCGCGATGTCATCAGGGTCAGGTGTTGCTCCACGAACCTCATCGTTCTGGTAGATGCGAGTTTCGATCTCGATCTCGTGAGGCTTGAAGCGGTACTCCAGGCAGAAGAGAGCTGCGTACACATCGAGCTGATGGTGCGACGTGGGTGTGATCCCAGTCTTCAGGTCATGGATGCGCAGGAAGTTCTTCTTGAAGGAGATCGAATCCGCAGTGCCGAAAGCGTTGTCCGAGTAGTACAGGACCTGCTCCGACTTCATGCGATATCCGATTGCGTCGTTCACGTACATGTTCAGCGTGCGCTGTGCACGGGGCAACTTGATGCCGAGTCGGATTGCCTCATGGGCAAACTCATGAAGCTCGGTTCCGCGCCTTGACGCCAGTGCGGCGATGTAGACACGGTCCAGCTTCTCCTCGTCGTAGTTCACCCAGTGGTACTTGCTAGCGCTGAGGAACGCGTGTTGCCCTGCGAGGTTGGAATGCGCGTTGAAGAGCACTCAGAATCTCCTCTTCATTCTCGGGGTAGATGAAAGCGGCGAAGGCCATGTTGTCCAGGAGCTCGATGTAGTACTGCTGGTTCGGCTGAACCGGCGCATCGGCGTATCCCTTGACTTCAAGGACTGCCCACTTGTCGTGGTGGAGAATGGTGAGATCGGGGAAACCTTGGAGATATCCAGAGTCGTTCTTGACGATGATGCAGCCTGGGAACATGTGCTTCAGTTCCGTGATGAGCTGCCTCTGGTAATCTGCTTCTCTCATGTGCCCTCCTAGTTTCGCAAAAAGAAGGGAATATGAGTAGAGTTTAGTCTACCCCTTCTACCATAGCCCACGATTCTGTTACGAACTGATACCTATTCCACGTCAAACAGGACAAACCTGTACATGATGGGGAAGACCGGCATACCGCTCGATACAGATCGCAGGATGTCTCGCTCCAACAGACCAAAGTGCTTGGCTGCATCAGCAGAGTTCTCGAAGATCTCTTCCGTGTCCACACAGAGAAGCCTCGTGACGATCAGAGGGCTCACCATGCGGAACTGACGGTGGTAGCGCTTAGCGAACCAGTTAGGTCGCCACGCCAAGTTGTCGACGTCGTTGTTGGCTCGGTTGCCATCCTTGTTGATGACACAGTCGCCGGGCTCTCCGCCAGGGAGGAAGCAGAGGGCTACCAACGAGGCAACCCCATGCACCTCCTGTACGTTCTCGTCCCGGTTCATCATCCCGACCTTGAGGACACCCGCCTGGTTGTACGACGGCTTGAGGATGCGACCCGTGTAGTCGTTACGGATATCCCCCATGTCACTCACTGAGTAGCCAGGGTAGCCAAGGTGTGCCAGATCATGCCACTCCATGGAGCTCCTCCTTTAGGGTTGTTGTGAATACGGTTTCCGAAAAGTCCTTGTGATTACAATCATGATACCTTTTAGGTACTTTCTTTGCGCGTACAAGAAAGTGTTTGTATAGGTATTTCACAAGGTTTTGTGCTCACCAAGTACGTTTTTCGTTGAAAGACTGCTTGTGGTCCAACGAATGCTTGATCTGCTTGTCGATGTATGACCTCGAAAACAGGACATAGTAGTGCAGATCGGTGTAAAGGGTGTTCAAACGGTCAATTCGTCCGAACGCTTGCTGCCAGTTCTTCCAAGAGTAGGTAAGGCTCCAGAAGACCATCGCGTCCGTAGTCGTACAGTTCCACCCTTCACTACCCGCCACGTACTGGACCAGGTACACCCAGCTATCACCGTCTGGCAGTGGTTGGTGCTTGTGGCCGTTCCACTCAGCCACAGTTGTCACGCGTGCCAGGCTCCTCAGCATCTCCAGCTCGTAGTCGAAGTTGTAGAAGATGATCAACCTGTCGTGGATCTCGAGGAGCTCGTGTACCTTCTCCAGTCGATCTAGGTCACTGTTCACGACCTTGCGCATCACGCGGTACTGCTCGCCCACGTCCTTCAGTGGCCTGTCCTCGTAGACGTGCCACCGCCGCTTAAGGACGCGGTCGAACTTCTCGCAGTCGAACTCAACGTCGACCCAGTGCACCTCCCGCTTCGTGTGCCGCTCGTACGGCATCTCGACGAGAGTCTGCTCCCTCAGTGCTAGGAGCTTTCGGACTCCGAGGTAGCGATCCACCTTCGGGAACTTACTACCGTACCTGTAGACGACGTGCTCGTGCTTGAACTGCGTGCGATTCTTATAGTGCCCATTCGCCACAAACACGGGTATATAATCCAACCACGTGTCCCCAGGAGTAGCACTAAGTAGGATCCACGTATTCCTTTTCGCGATCTTAAGGAAGCTCTTGGTCCAAGCTCCACTCCCCACAAGCCGCTGTTCGTCCAGAATAAAGAACGCACCTTCCACCTCCGTGTACTTGTGCAGGTTGTTCCATGAGTCGACAGTGAGGAGCCCCTGCGTGGTTGCGTCCTTCTCCTTGCCGATACCGTACCGGGCAGCTTCCTCGTCCCAGTCCAGTGAGTCGCGCTTCTTTGCGGTGGTGATGACGTAGAGGTTCTTGGGAGCCTCGTTGTCCATGTAGTACTGCATCGCTGTGAGCGACTTACCAGTACCCACACCACCCCACAGAACGCATCCGTTGTGCATCTTTCCGAGGGCCTCCTCCTGGTGTGGGTAGAGCTTCACCGGATGACCTTCTTCAGGAGCAGGATGAACCCCACAGCGCAGACGGCCGTACACGCCGTGGCAGTGACGATCTCGTTGATGGTGTCCTTGACGTCGACGTCCAGCTTCAGCGTGACGCTCAGGTCGTGGTCGTGCTTGAACTCGTTCGGGATACCCTCGAGCTTCATCAGATCTCCTCTACCTCTAGCCCGACGACGCGGGGCACACGTGTGACGGAACCGGTGAGTGCCGGGTTGTTCGGCATCCGGTCGAGGCGAAGCGCCCCAACGAGCATGGCCGTGGCGGGACTGTCTGCGCGCACCTCGAGGGTACGTGTCTCAGTCACCTTGTACGTTCTCATCGCTGGCATATCATAGCTCCTTTTAGGTATCGACTCGGAAAGTTATAGCCAGTGGAAGGGTGGGTGGGAGGAATCCAGGCGCGTCCCAGACTCCCCCCACCCACGTCGCTGTGCCCT